TTAATTTAATGTGGTCAAGTAGTAAAATGTATTCCCAAAATAAATAGGATTGACTCAAAAACTCGGCTTTAGCTAATTTCAGTTTAAGATACTTTTCTCTACTATCAACAATTATTTTTTCACCGTTTAGTACTGCTGTAGTACCGGCCATTTTACCGGCCATAGAAAACCCTTGGCATGGTGAACCGCCTATGAATAAATCAATCGTAGACCAAACAATTGACCATTCCCTCCACTTAGTTATATCACCCATTTGTATAGTGTTAGGGAATACCTCCATAGTTGCTTGTATAGCGTACTTATCAACCTCACTTGCATAGTATTTTACTGGCTTAATACCCATAATCTTTAATGCTGTTTGGCCGCCTGAGTGACCGTCGAAGGCTGCAAATACATTTTTAATATCTTTCATATACTTCCCTTTTAAATTTTAACCGATTGTATTCTATTTTTTGTGTTGTACATATCCGACCAGTTAAGTAAACAAATTAAACTGCGCTTCGCATGACTCTCCACATGAACCACTATCTAATGATTTTGTTTTGTGGATGCTGTTTTCAATTTCATTATCAGAGAAGTCGCCAAACATTTGAATTATAGAACCTAAACTTTGACCGTTTCTGTAGATAACACCTTTGGGGTATTTATTTGCCCGTAATACTCGCGTTTCTTTATCCGTAAAACACTCTTCCCACAACTTCGCTAGTTCTGGCTCTTCCCTTTGCGACAGCGCAATCTTCTTAGCTGATTTTTTTACACAAAAAACACAGTTACCTAAATGCTCGCCTATTTCTAAATCAAATGGCATTTCTAGCCAAAAATCTAAAATATCCTCTTTTATAAAATCGCTGATTTGAGCTAGGTATCTTACGTTAGGATTAACATGTATTTTTTTACCAAACATATCGGGCGTGACTTCCATATTTTTTAATCTTTTAGGTTCATCAATGCGCATACCTAGCCAATTTACATAATTTCCTTTACCGAATTTATCGTTACAAAACTTATTTAAAGGAATTGTTTTAAGTTTTTCAGTACACCAAGGGGTTGATATTGAAAAAGAACCGTATTTTTTTATACTCTCTTTGATTGCTGACAAGTTAAAACCTATTTTATCAATCCCTATATTTTCATAAGTATTTCCAACCCCTTTTTCTTGGTGCGCAAGGGCTTTAATGCAATTCAAATTAATATCAAAATGCTCAACACACTTTCTTATGAACTCATAAGTTTTTGGATGCTCTGCGCCAGTATCACAAAAGATATACTCAACATCCCATCCGTGATTTTTTCTTTTATCTTCCATTAAATAAACCATATACGCTGATGTTCTACCCCCACTAAAGCTAACTATATTTTTCATTACTTCAACCTCGGATTTATATAAACAGTGTTATCAGCAATAACTACATAATTGCGTTCGACAAGTATTGGCAATATTTTATTCTTGATTCTTGATGTTAGCTTTGGCGTTCCCTTAAACGGTTTTGAGCCAGACAAATTACTAACCAATATCGGTATTGTTATTTTTAATTTACCCTTTTCTGCTTTTTCTGTAAAATAACTGATTAGCTTTTCTACTTCTGATGTTTCGCCGCTGTATCCATGACTATCAACAGCATGTAAAAACCGCTCGGCTAACTCCATAAATTGCGCAGTCGCACGCATTACCATTTGTATTTGCACCTCTTTACTGCGCGCACCACCTTCGCGCCAATTCTCAATACAGTGCAGAACTGCTGCAATCTTTCTAATGTGTTTGTCAGCCTTGCCCATAAAACCGCCAACTAAGTCATTACTGTACTCACCATCGTCAGCCATTTTTGGCTCAATATCGCGCTTTTTCATCCGTAAAAACTTTTCAGCGTCACGGCTAAAATCAATGACAATATCTTCTTCTGCGATAATGTTATTTATTAGCGCGTCATATTCTGCAAGTATTTTAGGAAAAGCAACTTTGTCATAAACTGGGTCTCCCCTGGTTCCTAACATTGTAGGCTCAGACAATAACAAAAACCGCTCTGTTATGCCGGTCCCAGTCGCCCCCGCTGCCAATATTGTATCAACCGCGTCGCTCTGTGATAGCACTGCAATTGACGCCCTTACATGACAATCTATTCCCTCCCGACCAATCCGCGCAGTACTTACATGCTCGCCGTCCCAAGCTGATAATAACAATCCTAAATTCTTCTTTGCCTTTGCATCAGTATAAACACCGCCAGTAATTACGCTAATTGCATTTGCCTCTGCAGATATTACATTAAACAAACCGCCTTGCGCCCCGGCAATACCTTCAGCCGCTTCAACAGTTGCATCGCTTAAATTGCATCGCCACAACGGTACTTTTGCTAACTCGGTTTTACAATCAAGTATTTTTTGTAGGTAATTATCTATGTTACCTTGCTCGGTTTCTTTTGCCAGATCTTTCTCATTCGTTGCCAATTCACGTTCTAGCTTATTACGCAACGGCGCGGTTCTTTCTGACTCCTTTGCATATGCTTTTTGTACTGCAGTAAAAAAGAATTGATTAATACCAGACTTACCCGTTGACGGTCTTTGCGCAGTAATAACATATAGGTTTAGCGGTATCGTTCCGTGATGATACTGAATGCGAAACCCTTTATTTAATGCCGCACTAATTACACCAAGTCCATGTAAATATGCTGTTGACGGCGGGAACTGTACAACATCGGTTATTGCAATTGTAAAGCGACTGAGCAAGTCCGTTGACTCTCTTGATACTAACGTAGCAAACTTGGCCGGTTGTGCTTCATCCGTTCCTATGGGTGACTCCCACATATCAACATGCGTTATTCTAGGAGACTTAAACACAGCGCACGCATATGACATAGTTGTATTGTAATCGTGCGCGTAAATCTCGATTGCGTCGCTGATGTTGACTACGTTATTCATTGAGCAACCTCTTTGCAAACTCATTTACCGCGTCAATCTTTGCGGTTTTTAATTGCTCAGTTAGTTCTTTAACTTTAGCCTCTAACACATAAACTTTTTTTGGGGTCCAATCAACACCGCAATCGCAGTCGCCCTCACTTCTAGCGCAGCATTTACACTCCATACCTTCGTAGTAATCTTCTAAATTATCCACACCTTTCCCCTACTCTACAAACTCAATAATATCCGGTCTCAAATCAGCCGCTTTTACTAATCCGTTAGTCACTCGTTCAGCAGTCACCGCGCCCTGTTTGCTTATGCGCTTACGTGAGAACCACATGTAAACTACTGACGCCTCAACGCCTAGTTTTTCTGCCATTTCTGAGCGGTTATAGTCAAAGTATTTTGATAAGCGGCGTAGGTTGCGAAGTTGTTTTGTTTGTAGGTCAATCATTTCAACTCCTTAAATTCAGACGCCGCAACATCGCAACTTTTAGTTGATCCATAAATACTCATTTCTTGAGTTAAAAAATCACTTGGTGAAAAATGATTAGAGTCAAACGGGTATAATTTACCCTCACTGCTAATCCATAATGTTTTTTGTTTGTCTATTGCATATTGCATAATTCCTACTCACTCAATTAAACCGAACCGTGAATCTACCAAAAACAGTAAACAACGTCAAACACTATATAACAATAACCTAACTGTTCAGACCAGTGATTAAAAAGTAAGCATAAGTAAACTATAGATTTACGAAAGGTAATCACTAAAAACTAGGGTAATAAAACAAAAATAGGGTAGTTCTGCGGAAAAACTACCCAAGACCTTAGCCCTTTATCCACGCGGATTTATGGCAAAACTGGGTAAAATGGGGTAGTACCTGTGTAAATGTATATGTGTGAGAGTAAATATATAAAATTATATATAATTAAAAATAGATAGAAAAATATAGTATATATATTACCTTATTACCCTATTTATATCTTAATCCCTTTATACATAAGGGCTGTGGTCTGGGGTAGTAATTCCATAAACTACCCCATTTCTCCCAAGTTTTACCATAGTTTTGCGTAATTACTATGTAAATCAAAGACTTATAAGCTACCCTATTTTTTAGTGGTGATAACTAAGCTCGTTACTTTGTATTGATTACTATCCTTGCAACTCAAATAGGCAGCATTAAATCAATTACAACCTACCAAACAAGAACACAGGCAAACTATATGCACGCATTCAACAAAACGTACAGGTTAAAAACAAGTGTCGTTAGGATTACGCACAAGCCCATTTACGGCGTATTTAAGATAATGTGTGCTTTTATGCTGAAATGGTTGCTTTGCCAGGTTGCAAACGATTAAGGTTTACCACTGGACCGACCAGTCAAATAGGCGTTGCATAACATAGGTATATTGTTATGATTATGGTTCAATTAATTAGGGGAAATTTTATGTACGGAATAGATTTAGAAGCGCAGGAAAAAAATTGGAATGGTGAAGGGTTGCCTAGTGTTGGTGATATTATTAACGTCTTTAGCAGTCTTGGAACTCTCATTCGCACACGATGCCGCGTAGATTATATTGGTGATAGTTTGATTATTTGTATGGATTCAGATAATGAAGAATCATGCTTTAATATTCTGGCTTATACATTTACACCAACACCAGAACCAGCAGAAACCGCAAAGCAAAAAGCGATTGATGAGATGTTTAAATTAACAAAAGATTGTGCGGATGCTACTGATGCACGTTTAACTTTATACGAAGCTGGCTACACAAAATCCAAAGTTAAGCCGTTGAGTTATGAAGTTTTTCAGTGTTTAGCTCTAGCCAATGATACTCATCAGGAATATTATGAATGTCTTATCGAAAACGGCTATTGCATAGGGAGTGCAGACTGATGACCAACCAAGAAAAGAACATCCGAATAGCTCAGTTGTTGTGCTATGATTTTTATGAAGCATGTGACCACTTAAAAATTGTTGCAGATTCACACTACACATTCAATCCTTGCGAAGATTGGAGTCAGTTAATGCCGCTTTGTATTGAGCATGATATTAGTATGGTTAAGTACACTGGGATTGATAATTACATTATTCAGAACCTTTCAAGTGCTAAAACTTATTGTCACTCAAACCCACAAACCGCACTAGTCGATTGCTTAATTGCAGTGCTTGAAGCTAAGGCTAAAGGCTAATGAGCGAACCAATCACAACACAACAACTAGCAGACAAATTCAAAGTCAAGCGCGCAACCGTAAGCGACACATATTCAAAGTTTGGCAGCTTTAAAGGCTATGAACAGGTTGGTAAAATTGCGCGCAATGTACGTCTGTGGGCTTTCAAAGGTTTGTAATTACTATTAATTTAGTTTACAGTCTATTTTTTACACAAGGGCATAGCATGGCAGCAACTAAAATTACTAATGAACAGTTACGCGATGAATTAGAGTCTGGCAAGACTAGGTCTTCTATTTCTAGTGAGTATGGTATTAGCCTGCGCGTTTTGTATCGACGTATTGTTAAGCTCAAAGACACGGGGTATGACCCAGATAACAACAGGCACTATAAAAACCCAGATAATCAACTGGTTAAGGGCTATTCGACTCTACATCGACTTATGAACAAAGAGGACGGCTCCACTGGTACTGTGATGGAATGGGTTAAGACCAACGTCGCACTGGCTGACCAATACGAAACAGCACGACGAATGCTTGAGTCTTTGATACATGAAATACCACCTGCACCGCTAATCCCATACAAAAACAAACCCCAGAGTAAGAACAGATTTACCGTCATACCTATTGGCGACCCTCACATTGGGTTGCAAGTATGGTCTGCTATTACGGGCGATGAATGGAACATGGAAATAGCGGATCGGGTTTATGGCAAAGTGTTTAGACGGCTACTATCCTCCTTGCCTGATACTGAAGAATGTATACTGGTTAACACAGGCGACTTGTTTCATGCCGATAACGCAGCCGGATACACAACGAGAGGCGGTAATAAGCAAGACCTAGCTAGTTATCATGGCAAGTGGATTGATGCCGGTATGATAATAATGAGAATGTTTACTGACTTGTGCCTACAAAAGTATAAAAAGGTTGAATTTATTAATGTTCCAGGTAATCACGATGACGTATTAGGCCGCGCATTAGGTGGCTTTATGGAACAGTTATACTTAAACAACCCTCGCGTTACTGTACAAAAAGGTGATAATCCTTTTCAATATGTACACCGAGAAAAAGTACTACTAGGTTTTGCGCACGGACATACGTGTAAGATACCGAGCTTACCCGGGAAAATGGCAGCCGATGTGCCTGAATTATGGGGTGGATCTCAATATAGGCACTGGATCACAGGTCACGTTCATCATAACAGTTGGGTACAGTTTAAAGAACATCCGGGTTGCGTCGTTGAAACTGTTGGCATTATTCCGCCAAAATGTACTTGGGCGCATGGCGCTGGCTATGGTGCCATGCGTGGAATACAAGGTTTAATATTCGATAAGAAACACGGGTACTTGCCCTTGCGAGTTCAAGAGAATGTTAGGGGTGATGACTAACTGGTCCGAGCAGTCAACCCAGTATTACGTGCTATATTGGGTTGACTTAATAAACGGATAAACAATATGAGCAACTACCCAGACAATATACGCCAATTTGACAATGACCCGCGAAGCCCATTTTATAGCGAAGGGCCAATGTGCCCAGAGTGTGATGAGCCGATGGAATGTGATTCACAAGATGAGTACGGCTATCCTGAGTTATATTGCACAAATTGCCTTGACGATGACGACGAAGAAGAATAAGATAACATATTAATCCGTTAGGCTTTAACTGCAATTAAAGTCCAAATACACAGTTACTTCCCTGGCTGATGTATTTATTTTAAGCCACTTTGCATTTTGCTTAGTGGCTTTTTTTTGCGTGTTAGTGTTATAATTATAAAATGATAGTATCATAAACATATAGGGGTTAGGCCGTGCCAAACTTAAAGTTGACAGTTAAGCAAGATAAGTTTGTAAAAGCTTATATATTGAATGGGGGTAATGCCACTCAAGCAGCAATCAAGGCAGGTTACAGTGTTAAGACAGCGTATTCAATTGGGCAAGAAAACCTGACAAAGCCTGTAATAAAAAAAGCACTCAATAATCATCAAGAAAAATCAGACGAAGATTTCTTATATTCAAAGTCAAAAAAGCTTCAAAATTTACAATTAATTATGGATGCCGCAATGCTAAAAGACCCTGACAGGGGCATGGTAAATATGGTTAGCGCCATTGCTGCAATCAAAGAACACAACGCGATGCAAGGTCATAACGCACCTACCGAAACAGTCAGCAACATAAACGCCACTACTTCACTTGTTGAGATACTTACTGGTGGCTCTAAGCGGTGACAAATCACGACCAGGCGAAGATTTATCTTAGTCGTATAAACAAACTTAGTAATGATGAACTAGCAGATGCTTTAAGCTATAAGTGGTTTAGAATGTCAACGCTTTATCACATCAAAGACAAAGCCGGGAAAAAAATACTTTTTGAACCTAATGCAGAGCAAGAAGATTTTTACCTCAATCAACATTGCCGCGACATTATCCTAAAAGCGCGTCAGCTTGGTTTCACTACATTTAAAATGCTAATGGACCTAGATGACTGTTTGTTTATTGAAAATTTTAGTGCTGGTTGTATATGTCATGATTTGAGTAGCGCAAAAGACATTTACAGAAACAAGATACGCTTTGCTTACCGCAACATAACGCCCGGTCAAGTAGCATTACTTGCGTCATTAGGTTACACACTACCAACGCCCACAAACGACAAAGACAACGGTTATGTGTTCAGTAATGGATCATCTATACAGGTTAGTACTTCATACCGAGGTGGTACATTACAAAGCTTGCACATATCAGAGTTCGGTAAGATTTGCCGAAAATATCCAGAAAAAGCCAAAGAAATAGTCACCGGCGCATTTGAAGCTGTCTCGGTTGGTAATGTGATAACAATCGAATCAACTGCAGAGGGTAAACAAGGTTACTTTTACGATTATTGCAACAATGCAGAAACCAAAGCCAAGCGAAAAGAAAAGCTAAACGACCTAGATTTTAAGTTTCACTTCTATCCATGGTACTTAAACAAGGGTTACACGCTACAAAGCGATGAGCCGACACCAGAGCGCATAAATACATACTTTGATAAGCTAACAGCGCAGACAGGCGTAGAATTCACACATGGTCAAAAGTCATGGTATACCGCAAAAGAGCGAGACCTACTTGATGATATGCGCAGAGAATACCCGTCAACACCCAAAGAAGCATTTGAGCAATCTGTTGAGGGCGCATATTACACTAGGCAGTTTGCCAGTATTTACAAAGATGGCCGGATATGTAAAGGCTTTAAAAATGATGCTAAAATACACACAGCTTGGGATATTGGCGTAGGAGACAGCACTGCAATATGGTTTTATCAATTAATCGGTAACGAAATACACTTAATAGATTACTATGAAAACAGCGGTGAAGGTTTAGAACATTACGCTAAATATTTAAAGTCTAAAGATTACGATTACGGCTATCATTACGCTCCACATGATATTGACAACCGAGACTTTAGTAACAATGGTCAAACCAGAAAGCAAGTGGCTGAAAGTGGATGGATGATAGACGGCAACAAGTACTGCTTATACTTTGAAGTAGTACCAAAGCTATCAATTGATGATGGTATAAACCATTCGCGTAAAATGCTAGAGCGTTGCGTGTTTGATATGGATAAATGCAAGCGCGGCATTGAATGCTTAGAGTCCTACAAAAAAGAATGGAACGATAAACTTGGTTGCTGGCGTGATAAGCCGTTGCATGATTGGGCAAGCGATGGCGCAGATGCTTTTCGATACCTTGCAGTGATTGAGCAAGGTAAGTCAAAGCCATATTCAGGAAAAATGCGCTTTGGTTAACTAATACAAATAGGGCTTGTTTTATGACAGATACATACTTAGACAGACACCAAAGGCACGAAATATATTTACAGCGTCTCGCTAGTGAACTACTAAACAAATATGCTTATCCAAACTTAACGCAAGCATACAAAGCGGCTAGGCTTATTGTGTTAGACGTTGACGACCTAAGCGATAAGACCATTAAACGCAGAATCAACGATGCAATACTTAATAGCGCAAATTGGGCCGCACTAACTAAAGAACTAACCGAGACAGCAATTTACGAAGCTGGTTTTTATGCGTCAATGTTTGCCACTGTTAACGATTTACCGATACCTATGCGAGTGCCTACAGATGCCGCTATAAGCAAAGCAGTTAAAAGTGACGTAATGGTATTTGAGTCATCTTCTCGCACCTTAGCAGGCACATGGAGCGAACTGGTCGTGCTTAATCTTGCATCACTTGCTGCTACATTTAACAATCAAATCAGAGCAGCTAATGCGCTAGGTGAATCACCAACACAGGCCGTCACTAGAATGCGTAACATTACACAAGGCGCATTGATGCGTGACGCTGAGAACCTGGTGCGAACAGGAATGGCGCAACATGCGATTAATGCGCGTGAGTCACTAATGGAAGAAAACAGCGAGCTAGTTCAGCGTAAGTTTTTTAATGCAACATTTGACAACCGCACAACTAAACAATGTATGAGCGCTTCAAGTTCGCCAAATAATCCTTGGTTACTTGATGATCCATCAGCGCCAAAATTGCCATTACATTACAACGAGCGAAGCAATTATCTTTATCTAATAGATGGACAGACAGAGCCGGAGGGGATGAAAGCAGCGGTTGGGGGTAAAGATACAAAAGAGGCTCAAGAGCTATTCGATAAACGACAGGCGCGACTTAATAAACGCCGCGACAACCCTGCTATAGATGGTAAAACAGCAAGCCAAGTGCGCTACAGGGGTAGGAAGGATCAAGATATATTTGATGTTAATCAGGTTACTGAAAATAGATCCTCAACATGGTTGCGCAAACAACCTAGATATTTTGTTGAAGATACGCTAGGTGTCGAAAGGGCTAGGCTGTTTTTAGATG